TAAGCCGCTGAAACCTAACGTATCTTGGGTGGTCTAAATGGATGACGGACGATTAAAGGCGATTCTCCAAGGTGAGATTGATAACGCGATAGGTTTCTTGGAGACCGAGACGGTCGAGCAGCGTAAGAACGCGCTCACTGCCTACATGCGTGACCCTTATGGTAATGAAGTAGAGGGTCGCAGCCAGATCGTAACCGGAGAGGTTGCAGAAGCGGTAGACGGGATGCTTCCGCCCCTCATGCGTCTTTTTACTTCTGCTGATGAGATTGGCGTGTTCGAGCCTGTAGGCCCAGGCGATGAGCCATTAGCCCAACAAGCAACTGAGTACACAAACTGGGTGCTTATGAAGCAAAACCCAGGCATCTCGATCATGCACGACTGGTTCAAGGACGCGATCCTTCAGAAGGTCGGGGTTATCAAAGCCTACTGGGACGACTCGATTTCAGTCACAAAGGAACAGTACGCGAACCTGACAGACGATGAGCTAGCCATGCTTATGTCTGACGGGACAATGGAGATTGCAGCACAAGAGACGATTGAGCAGGATATTGATGGTCAAGTCATGCGTGTTCATAACGTCGCGCTGATGAAGAAAACCAAAGCCGGAAAGATCAAGGTTGAGAACGTGCCTCCCGAAGAGTTCTTGATCTCTAAGGCAGGAAAGACCGTAAGAGACACGCCTTTTGTCGCACACAGGAAACTCATCACAAGGTCTGATCTTGTGGCAATGGGGTTCGATCCTGAGATCGTGATGAACCTTCCGGTGTACAACGATCTTGAGTTCTCCGCTGAGTACATTGCTCGATACAACCGAGACGAACAGCCCTATATGGAGCCGAGTCTCGACAAGTCCATGCAGACGGTTGAAGTGTTCGAGTGTTACCTAAAGACTGACTACGACGGAGATGGGATTGCAGAACTTAGACGGGTTCACTTTTCTGGGAATGAGATCCTAAGTAACGAGGAAACCGACTATGTGCCGTTTTACACCCTCTGCCCTATTCCGATACCTCATCGCTTCTTTGGGGATTGTCCTGCTGATCGTACAGTTGATCTCCAACTTATCAAGACTACTCTAACGAGGCAGATGCTTGATAACCTGTACCTACAGAACAATACCAGGATGGGGGCTGTAGAAGGTCAGGTTAATCTCGATGATCTTATGTCGGTGACTCCTGGTGGTGTGGTCAGGATGAAGAACCCTGGCGCACTCGTTCCTATCCAGGTCAATCCTGTTGCCCAGCAGGTATTCCCGTTCATGGAGTACTTGGATTCGATCCAAGCCAAGCGTACGGGCGTTACAGAGGCTTCCCAAGGGTTAGACCCCAACATCCTACAAAACGTGACTGCTGCGGCCATAGCAGCCCTTACGCAGGCCTCACAAGGCAAGATCGAGTTAGTCGCTAGAATCTTCTCTGAAACAGGTGTAAAAGATCTATTCAAAGGACTCTTACACCTACTATGCAAGTACCAGGACAAAGCGGTCATCATTCGGATGCGCGGCCAGTATGTTCAGTACGATCCCAGAGAGTGGTCGAACCAGTACGATGTGTCAGTGAATGTCGGACTTGGTACGGGGAACATCGAGCAAAAGATGGCGATGCTGAGTATGGTTCTGGCAAAGCAAGAGCAGATCATCCAAGCGTACGGCCCGAACAATCCTTTAGTGTCTGTCTCTCAGTATCGTGCGACGCTCGGAAAGTTGATTGAGGCGGCAGGCTTTGCAGACTCTGCTGAGTTCTTCAAGCAAGTCACTCCTGAAGTCGATGCTGCACTTGCACAACCCCAACAACAAGGACCAGATCCTGCCGTACAAATGATGATGGCACAGGCGCAAGCGGACATCGAGATCAAGCGTCAGAAAGCTATGGCTGACATTCAGTTAGCAAGAGAGAAGGCTTTGGCTGAGATGGAACTTAAGCGCATGGAGTTTGAGGCAGAAGCGCAGATGAAGGCTATGAAAGTCGGCGCAGGCATTACGTCTAACATTGAGATCCCAGGATAATCATGGAACTTGCAAACCTAGCAACGTTACTTGCCGCCGGTGTAGCTTATGAGAATGCTCAACCGTTTCTAGAGCGTTACGGGGCAAACACTATGACAGTCGAAGAGGCTGTCATGGCTATGGGTGGTTTCAAAGCTCCTGATGGGGCTACGTTCTCAACAATAGCTGCGCGTGATGCTTACATGAACGATCAGTTAGCTAAGGCTAACGATCTTACGGGCAGGGTTTACGCTGGAAACGTCTACAACACCGTTAAAGAAGCCGAGGACGCAAGGCTTTTAGATGAGAGCAACCGAACCTACAACGGCGTGCTTTATCCAACTGTTGAGGCTGCCTTTGCTGCAAGAGCTGCCGGAGAAGCTCTCCAGTCAGGGGCGATTACGCAAGAGGTTTATCAAGCTGTTACGCCTTCGCCAGAGGATATAGCCGCGCAGACTGCGCTAAACGAAAGAATCAATGCGTTCACGTCCGACTTGGTGGCTTCTGGCATCCCTCTTTCTTGGGCAAGAACCTATGCCACTGCAAACCCTAATGAATCAGTAGGTAACGCTTACCAGGACTATGAAACGTATATGCGTGGCGCACCTACCGACGCAGGTGCTTCTGTGTCCACAGGATCAACAGGAGCCACCACCGGAGCCACAACAGGAACAACCACAGGAACAACTACAGCACCGAGCGTTGTAGACCAAGCTATTGATCTTGGTGTACCTGCTGAGTTTGCCAATCGATATGCAGGTGGAACGGTGACAGACCCGTACGCCATCGTGCAAGCCTACGACAGAAGCAAGGTTGAGGCTTATGCTCAGAACATGCCATGGGCAAGCCAGTACAGTGCTTACGACGCAGGCAACGCAGCACAACAGTTAGCCAATGAGATCATGAAGGCAGGAGTTGGGTTATCCAATGCTGTACGTCCACCACCTGGATTGTCGTTTGATCTTGATGGTAGTGGTACTGTTAATGCCGCTGATGCTCTGCTAGCGTTAAAAGGTCAAGCAGACCCTGGTCTTTATAGCCTTTTCTTGCCGACACCGATAAAAACGGAACCAACTACGACAACCACGGCAGCTACAACGGGCGGAACGGTTACTGGTGGCTTAACTGGAAGCGTTGGGGCTGGTGCGGGTACTGTAGTTGGGGCAGCAGGAAACGATACCTTTACTGGTGCTCTAGGCGGTGACACTGTCACCTACGCAAACCTTGCAACGCTGATGGCAAATGGTATCGGCTACGAACAAGCTCAAAATTACATACTGTTAAAGGGCAATCAAGTACCGCTATCAACCGCATTGAACGAAATAAGAAACCCAGCACCTACACAACAAGGATACACATACAACAATTTAGTTTTCCCAACTGCGGCAGAACGTGATGCTTACATGGCCGCAGATCTTGCAAAGCAGAATGCGACTACCACGGGAGGTACTGGAAACGATACTATTACTGGAGGCGGGGGTAATAGCGGAACTATCATAACTGGAGGTCTTACCGGAGCCGTAGGAACCGGAGCTGGCACTGTTGTTGGTGGTATCGGTAATGACACAATCCAAGGTGGCGCGACAACGGTAACGGGTGGCACAGGAAACGACACTACGCTTAACTTAACAAACAGGATCACAACAGAACAAGCGTCGCAGGTCTTTAAGAACCTATTCAACAGAAGTCCTAGCAATGATGAGCTGTCTAGGTTTTATTTGATCCAAGGAAGTAGTCGCCCGTGGTCAACAACGCAGCAACTTGAAAGTTATTTGCGAGCGTCTCCTGAATATCAAAACTATTTGAATTCATTGACGGGAGCTCCTTCTGGTGGTTTCCAAACGCAACCAAGAACATTTGGTGGTTCCAATACTTTAGAGGTCACGCCACTCGTTAATCCTCCGTTTTATTCTGTTGGTGGCGAACCAATCTTTGGAGCGTCAAAAGACTTTGGTTCTGGTTTAAGAGCAACAACGCAAAGCAAACTAAATCAAGGTTTGACTCAAGATCAATTTAGGCAGCTTGCAAAACTTCAAGGACTTTCACCTGAAACTATCAATTATGCTTTAGGCCAAGATGTAACGCTTCCAGATCAGATCCAAATTGGTATTACGCCTACCTTTATGTCTGGCGCTGCAGGATTTACAAATCAAAGGCCCAGGCAGTTAGAGTTTGGCACTCCAGCTATAACGCAAGCAGTTAAACAATATACGCCAGGTGTTTTTGACAGGGCGGCACTACAAGCCGTTTATGAACAAGCAACGGGCCAGACTTACGGCGGTGAGAACGTAGACCAGATGCAACAAACCGGCAACTGGGAAGGCGGTAAAGTAACCAAAGACAAGATAGCCTACGAGAAAGGTGGAAAGGTTCGTGGTCTACTAGGCCCGAACCCTGATAACCCTGACGATGGTTACGGGTCGCTCCAGGTTGGCGAGTACGTAATCCGCAAGAAAGCAGTGAATAAGTACGGCGAAGATTTTTTAGAGGCTCTTAACGAGTCAAGACTACCCAAGAAGAAGGCTAAGAGCTTGCTATGACACAGCGTTGGGAACGAGCTAAAGCTCTACTTGGTGATGAGTTTCTGACAGAAATCTTCACTGAGTTGGAAAAAGACAACATCGAGCGTATCATCAATAGTAGTCCTGACGACATTGATCTACGAGAAGAGTCATACGTGGCTATTCGCGCAGTGCGTCAGGTTAAGGCGCGTCTTGAATCTGTTGCCGCTGAAGGCGAGATAGTGAAGAGGCGATTTAGGATTTTTAAGTAAAGGTGGTTTATGGAAAGCAGCAACCCAGTTGGGACTAGCTTGACAGTGGGACAGGCAGCAGACACGTTTCTTGGCATGATGACTGGAGGAGAACCTCAACAAGAGCAAGTTCAAGACCAGTCGGAAGAGCAAGAATATGTTGCCAGTGAATCCGAGTCTGAGGAAGCGCAAGAGGAGACTCAAGAGGAACAGCGTTTCGTCGTCAAAGCAGCAGGCGAAGAACGCGAGGTTACCCTTCAAGAGTTGATCGAAGGCTACCAAAAAGGTACGGATTACCATAAAAAAACCAATCAGCTTGCCGAACAGCGTAAAGCTGTAGAAGCAGAGAAGTCTGCTATCGAGCAAGCAAAACAGGCGAGAGACGCATATTCTCAACGTCTGCAAGCGATGGATTCGTTCCTGAACGCGCAGATTAAGTCTGAGGATATTGAGGCATTGAAAGAGACCGACCCGATTGCTTATGCAGTGAAGGTCGCTGAGCAAAGCCGGATGGAAAAGCAGATCAACCAGATTCGGGCAGAACGTGAGCGCATTGCACAACAGCAACAGGCCGAGCGTGAAGCACAACTGGAGGCCCACATTGCTGAAGAAGCAAAGAAAGTCGCGGCTGCGATTCCTGATTACCTAGACCCAAAGAAGGGTGAAAAGGTGAGAGCAGAGCTCAGGTCTTACGCTAAGAATCTTGGTTATTCCGACCAAGAACTTGCAAATGCTACCGACTCACGCGCTGTGTTGGCATTGTGGAAGGCGGCTCAGTACGACAAACTTGTGCAGTCTAAGCCTGCCGTTAACAAAAAAGTTAACGAGGCTCCGAAACTGCTCAAACCAGGAACGGCAACAGGTAAGACCTTATCCACAGAAGCGGCAAAACAGGACTTTGCGCGTCTACGCAAGACAGGAAGTCGGCAAGACGCTGCAAGGGTTTTTGAAAGATTCTTGTAATCAGGAGTTTGAAATGACTGTTCCTTCAGGTACATTCCAGACCTTCACGGCTATCGGTCAGCGTGAAGATCTAACCGATGTTATTTACAACATCAGCCCGACCGAGACACCTATCCTTTCGTCGCTTGCTCGCACCAAAGCAACGGCTGTCTACCACGAGTGGCAGACCGATACGTTGGCCGCAGCAACAACCAACAACGCACAGGTTGAAGGTGACGACGCAACAGCAGCAACCATCAGCCCGACGACCCGTCTCGGTAATTACACGCAGATCGTTGCTAAGACGATCCAGGTGTCAGGCACGATGATGGCCGTTGACCTTGCAGGCAGACGTGCAGAAAAAGCCTACCAGCTTTCCAAGGCTTCGCAGGAGCTAAAGCGCGACCAAGAGACCATTCTTGCTGCCAACCAGGGACGTAGTGCTGGTAACTCGTCAACGGCTCGCAAGTTGGGTTCGCTTTTGTCTTGGCTCAAGACCAACTCGAACTACAACACGACTGACGGTGCTAACCCAACCACAATCGGTGTTTCGACCCGTTCGGACGGTACAACCCGTACCTTTACCGAGGCAATTCTCAAGGATGGCGTTCAGCAGGTTTACACCTCTGGCGGCAGCCCCAAGATCCTCGTTGTTGGCCCTGCGCTCAAGCAGACTGTTTCGGCCTTTGCGGGTATTGCAGCACAGCGTTACATGGCTCCGTCAGATGCACCGACGACCATCATTGGCGCGGCTGATGTCTATTTAAGTGACTTCGGCTCGATTTCGGTTGTACCTGATA